CACAATAACCCAAACATTTTAAAAGGAACGTATCTTAACGATGTTATTTGCGAAGAGTCTGGAGAGTTTGAAAATTTTAAAGAGTTTTATTCTGCGACAAAAGATTGTTTAACTGATGGTGGGGTTCAAGTTGGTATTATGTATATTTTTGGAACTGGAGGTAATATAAATAAAGGTTCAAAAGATTTCAAATTTGTAGTGGAGAATCTAAAGGATTTTAACGCAGTTATGTTTGTTCTTACTGGAGAAAGATTTAAAAAACCTTATTACGGAGGAGCAACAACAAAAGGAAAAGTTGTTGGCGTAACTCCTAATTTGTCAAAAATTTATAAAGAATATCAATTACACGGGTGCGAAGATGTAGAGGCTGCCAAAGAAGATATTTTAAAAGAACGAGAAGAGCTTAAAAAAGGAGAGCTTAAACTTTACTTAGAACACTTACAGAATAATCCACTTAGTCAAGCGGAGATATTTAGAAAGATGTTCAGCAACAACTTTGATATTCAAAAGATAAACGCTCAACAAGATGAAATAACAGTAAATAAGAATAAATACTCAAAGTGGAAACTAGAGTGGGCAACAAAAGAAGGAACTTTAGAAAGAGTAACGCCATTAAGAGTAAAAGCTATTCCCGCAAAAGATACTGATGACGAAGGAGATTGTATATTAATACTTGATGAATATCATCCTGATAAGAAGTATAAGAATCTTTATGTTGGAGGGATTGACCCTTACGATCAAGATAAAGGTGTGTCTAAATCTCTAGGAGCCATGTGTGTAATGTCGCGTCCTAATACTTTTGGTATTCCATTTAATATGCCAGTGGCGGTTATATGTACTCGTCCAAAACGTAAAGAGATATTCTTTGATATGTGTTTAAAGCTATCTGTTTATTATGATTTAGTTGGTAATACACTAGGAGATAAGGCGGGTAGTTCGGGTATTATAAAATGGTACGAGAATCATAATTGCATGAGATACTTAGCGCCAAGACCCAAGAAGTTTGAGAGTATGAATAGTGAGCAATCACATGAGTTTTGGGTTTCATTAAATACTTATAGTCGTCCATTAATGGTTGGCGCCATGCAAACATCTATACATGATTACTGTCAGAATATATGGTTTCCTGAATTAATTAATCAATTAGGCAACTTTGATGAAGTAGAGATAGGAAGTGATAATGACTTGGCGGATGCTTATGGTATTGCTTTGATGCAATCTATTAGTGTAGTAGCTTCTCCGAGAGATGACAATTTCAAAGAATCAGAAGACCCATTTAGTTTAGGAAATTGGATAACGGATAAAAATGGAAACGTAGTTCCTGCGGGAGATTTTAAGCGTCCAACTAATCCAGAAGAGGACCATGAATATTTTGGTAGTTAGTTACTTAATTTTTACTATTTTTGAGTAAAAATACATTCAATGCGTTCATATCCACAAACAAATGTTTTAGAGAAAGAAAAAACACCTGAGTGGTGTAAACTCTTCCTAGATTATTCTCAAGATTTATTAAGAAGTAGTGACTATAATAGGTCGCTGATGGATGAATCTTTTAAATCATACAACGGAATAAAGACTCCTGAGAGTATATTGTATCTTACAAAAACTTACGGAATACAGAATAGAGCTAAGTTTATTCCTTACCGAGCGCACTCAACTAAGATTAAATTAATGGTTGGAGAGTTTCTTACAAGACCATTAAATGCAACCGTAACCACTATAAATAGAGATGCTAAATCTGCAAAGATGGACCAACTTGATTTTATGTATGGTGCGATGGAAGCTAAACAAGAAATACTTGATTTAAAAAACAAGGCAGGAGTAGATGTAATGGAAGGAGCGCCGATACCTGATGGAGAGGAAGACCCGATATTCCAAAAAATGTCTCCAAAGGATAAGGAAGAGAGTATTATGCAGATTATCTTAAACGAGCAAATACCTTCTTTAGATTTAAAACAAAAATTTTCAAATGACTTATTAAATTGCTCAATAGCATCTATGATTTACGGAAAGGTAGAGCGAGATGAAGAGGGTGAAACGAGATATATTAGTATTGACCCGCGCGATGCTATTTACGAAGAGATTGACGGAGATACTTTCTTAGAGAAAAGTCCTATCATGGGATGCCGACAATGGATGTCTATACACGATGTAATGCGTAGATATAACTTTGACACTAAGCAATTAGAGATGTTAAAAGATATAGCTAACAATCCGCAAAGCTACGCTAATGCTTCTAATAACAGAATTAGATACAGTCCAAACGGCGGATTAGTAGTAGAGGTTATTCATATAGAATGGAAGTCGGTAACAGCTTCTTACTTTAAGAAAATGCCTAAGACTGTAACTCAATTAGCATTCGACCCATCAGAGAAGTTTATTTACACTGAAATTGACGCTAAATCTTACGAGGATAATAAAGAATGGCACGATGCTCAAGTACAAAAAGGTAAATATGAGATAGAAGTAAGATACGCGGAAGACTTATGGGAAGCAACTCGTATCGGCGGAATGGAGAAATTGGACGTTAATATGAGACGCTCTTATTTCATTATGAGAAGTGTTGATGAGCCAGGGAAAGTATTAAGTTCATCTTATACAGGATTCTTATGTGGTACAGTTGACGGTAAGCGCATCTCCTTAATGAATGAAATGGAGAATTGGTCTAACATATTTGATATTGTAATGTATCAGATATTAAAGGATATTAATAAGCACAAAGGAACAATTTTAGGATTCAACACGGCGGCGCTAGGAGCAAAAAACACAGTTAAAAAGATTAATTATGATATAGTAAATGATGGATTTGTAACCTATGATACTTCAGCAAGCGGTAACTTCCATGGAAGGGATGTAAGCTTAAACAACATATTACAAACACATGATTTAGGATTAAGTAGTTCTTTTGGCGCATTAGTTCAATTTAAAAACGACATTCTAACTATGATGGATAGAATGACAGGTATTAACAATGATAGAGAAGGTCAAATACAGGCTAGTTCAACTGCAACTAATACTAATTCAGCTATCCAAGCTTCTAGGACAATGACAGAGCCGTTCTTTTACGGAGTTTACTTATATATAAACAAGACTTTAACTAAGATTGTAGAGAGTACTAAGATTACTTGGGCCTTCTATAAATTAGAAAAAGGTGAGCAAATATTAGGAGTAAGCAAGTTTAAGTTCTTAAAAGTATCTCAAGAGATAGGATATAAGGATTACGGCGTTCATTTAGAAGACTCAGGTAAATACGCGGAGGTTAAGCAATTTATGAGAGAGCAATTAAACGCTTCTTTAAACGCTAAAGAAATACGTCCAGAAGACGCCTTAGCTTTTGTATGGTCAGATATTGCATCAGAACAAAGAGCTATACTAAAAGAAGGATGGGCTAAGATTAAAGAACTTGAAGGACAAAGCCAACAAGCTAATAATCAAAATGCAATGGCGATAGAAGAGAAGAGATTAGCTACTCAAGTACAAATTGCTGATGCAGACCGCGAGGACCGCCAAGCTTTTAGATTAGTCGAGATTGATGCTCAGGCAACGGCTGACATAAGAGTAAATAATAATAGTGCTTCAAATAAGGTGATAGAAAACGACCATAAATTTTCAAATGAAAATCTAAACAATGAGAATATTTAATATATTTGACTAAAAATACAACAAAATGGAAAACCAAGCTGAAATAGTAGCAGAAAATACTCAACGAGAGGTTGAGACTGCCGTAAAGCCTAATTTCGATTTGTTGTCAACTGACTCATTTATTAACGGTGAAGTTCCAGTAGCAGCAAAAGAAGAGGTAAAAGAAGAAGTTAAATCTGAAAAGCCAGAGGAAGTTATTGAATCTGAAATGAAATTAGATGAAGAAAAACCATCTGAAGAAGTTAAAGAGGAAGTAACTGAAGAGGTAAAAGAAGAAGTTATTGACGAGAACGCTCCATTAACATTAGATGAAGAAGTTGTTGGTGAGCAAGAAGGTGATTGGATTGTATATGCTAAATCAGAAGGTTTAGAAATTGCAGAAAATACAGTTGAGGCTTACATTGAAGCTAAAACAGCTCCTTTAAAAGAAGAGATTGAAAAGGCTAAATCTTTAACTAAAGAAGCTTTATTCTCAGAACTAGCTCCAGAGCAAAGAATGTATATGGAGTTGGCGGATGCAGGGTATACGCATGATGAGATAGTTAATCCTCTTAAAAATATAGAGAAATACAAATCAATGGATTCTGTAGCTTTA